AGTCGAACGAACATGATTGCATTTGTGATGAGTGCGGCGAAGGAATGAGGGAAGATGATTCAACATATATTGAATCTAGAGAGTCTTGCGTTTGCGAGTCTTGCCGCGACGATAATTATTTCCGCTGCAATGGGGACGGGAATTGGTATCACAACGATGATTGTGTTGAGGTATGGCGATTGACGCGCGGTCGTGAAGTATCGGATTCCTATTCGCAATCATATGTCGAGAATAATGAGTTCGCATATTGCGAGTCGCGTGATGAATATTGGCAAATTGATGATACTGTTTATTGTGAATCCCAGAATGAGTATTACCCTATTTGTGACATTGGCAAAGTAGTTTTTGAGTCTGATTTTGACTCGGAATATTACTTGATCGAGGAAAGGATTAAATTGTCGAACGGGCAATATTGGGCAAAGCAGCAGATAATTGACTCCAATCAATTTGACATTGAAAAAATATTGATAAAGGAAAAGAGTCACGTAATGCGCGACGGGACCGAGATTGATTGTTCCGAATATGAATTAGTCGCAATATTGCGGAATCCTTTTGAGTATGACGAGTCCGGCAATATTATTTGCCGTCAAATCGAAATGCCGCTTGCGGCCTGATCCAACAAGAGGAGTCGAAAGAATGAGAAAGACATATCGCCTAGCCAAGATTCATCCCTTCCACGTTCAATACTTTGGACCGCTAATGACTCTTAATGAGGCAATGTCCTATAGGGCGGAATTAGCTAAGGGCGGGTTTGATGTTGTGGTTGTCAACGTGGAGTCGGTTTGATGTTGTGGCGCGACCTAATCGACTGCGTGGGCTTCTGCGCCCTTCTGGTGGCCTTGTATGGGTTTTGGGTTGTGACACCCTAGCAGATAGACTCGGCCCCTACACGGCGCGCTCATAGCGTCTCATGCCCTATCGGTTTCCTAGTTGGAGCCGGTAGGGTTTTTTCTTGTCTTGATTCAATGTAAATCCTCTTAACATTCAATCGGCTGATTAATTGAACGAATGTTCATTTCCGAAAGATTCGTTTCCTGTCAATATTTTGACGGTTTGGGTTGGGTATTGGCGAATCACTATCCTCCCCCTATTTTTGAATTGTCAATAGGAATCTTTTCGTTTTGAATCAATCGGATAGACTTTTCCACCAATAGGTAAAGATTTTGCTTGACTCTGCCAATGGGACCCTTGGAATTATCGGTTCGTGATTCGTTCCGGGTGGGTAACGCCCTATTGGGCCAAGACCAAAATTTGATAGATGCGACATAGTGTCACAGGGGGGAAGGGAGGAGGGTGCTCGGGGCGGGTATTATTTTCTCATGCTCTGGACCGACCGCTGATTAACCTTCGGTTATCATACAACACCCAAACCCCTATTGGTTTTCCTATAGTGTTGCAAAAATACCACAGTAAAAAATAAATATCTAAGGTGCGACAATATGCCTCACTTGACAATCTAGAAAAACTTCCTACATTACGATTAACCCTATTCGTAATGAATAAATACCATTAGGAAAAACCTTGATAGTTTGTTTTCATATCTCTGTATATGATTACTTATCAGATTGTCTGACCTAATGAAGTAGATCATTACGATTCTGTTGAGATTGGTAGCGATAAGGGCTACCCCTTGACAAATGAAAAATCCTACCTATATGACATCGCTATAAGGGTTAGGTCATACTTCCTCACCATATCAGATAGACAAGAAGCAGACCCTTAACCCTTTTCTATTACCTAGACTTTTCATCAATCCTTTGTTGTAGGATGACCCAATGGGTAAACCCTTCCCAAAAGCACTGAAGCACAAGCTGAACATCGCCACCGAGATTCGGAGGAAGATCAAGGCTGGGGTTTCGATGAAGGTCATTCTCGATGACATCCAGAGATTCGAGGGTGCCCCGACCTCGATGAATGGTATGTATAAGACTTACAGAAACGACATTGCTGAAGCCCGTTCCTTGATCCATGAACAAGTTGGGGCTGTTGTAGTTCAGAAAGCTATTGAGGGAGACCTTAAAGCTGCTGAACTCTTTCTTCGTAGTAAGGCTGGTTGGAACCCGACCATTAAGGTTGAGGAAGTTGACCCCGAGGATGTCTCTGAGGATACCGGGGCTATTGATGAACTTCTTGCACTCCTGAATGTTCCAATCGACATTACTCCGCAGATTCCAGATTTTGATAAGGAAGAAAATGCCCGGTAAGAATGGTCTACCCATTCACGCTGATGACCTTCGAGCAATGGGGCACGATGTCGTCAGTATCCTGAAAAGGATGGACCCCAAGAAGGCTGAAGAACTCAAGTTTACTTGGAGGTTCTGGGCTAGACCTGAGCAAATTGCTCCTAATGGTGATTGGAATATCTGGCTCATCAATGCTGGTCGAGGGTTTGGTAAGACTAGGGCTGGTGTTGAGTGGGTTAGAGAGAAAGTCAGGCAAGGTGGACAAAAGAGGATTGCTGCTGTAGCTGCCACCAACTCGGATATTGAACGAGTTATGGTGAAGGGTGAGAGCGGCTTTCTTGCTTGTTGTAGTCCCTCTGACAAGACGATTAACGGCGTCAAGTTGGGATACCCTGAGTGGTCCCCCACCAAGAGGACGCTGACTTGGGAGAATGGAGCGCAAGTCCAGTTCTTCTCCGCTGAAGAGCCTGAACGCCTTCGTGGTCCCCAGTTTCATCATGCTTGGTGTGATGAGTTGTGTGCTTGGAATAAAGACCGAGATACTTGGGACATGTTGCAGTTCTGTCTTCGACTTGGTTCCCATCCTCAGGTGTGTATCACTACTACACCAAAACCCACCAAGTTGCTTAGAGAGATCACCAAGAACCCGAAGACTGTTGTCACCAGTGGTTCTACGTTTGATAACTCTGCAAACCTTGCATCCACCTACCTAGAAGCGGTTAGAACCCAATATGAGGGGACTAGGCTCGGTAGGCAGGAATTGTTTGCTGAAGTCTTGGATGAAGCCTCTGGTGCCCTCTGGACTAGGGGTATGTTGGCTGAGTGTGAGATTGATGCCGAAGATGTCCCTGAACTTGTCAGGATTGTTGTATCTGTCGATCCGGCTGTCTCCGCTAATGCTGAATCAGACATGACTGGTATGATTGTAGCAGGTATGGACCTTAATGGCACTTGCTACATCCTTGCTGACCACACTGATCGCTATACCCCTGAGCAATGGGCTACAAAGGCTGTAGAACTCTATAACGAGTATGAAGCCGATTGTATCGTTGCTGAGAGGAACCAAGGTGGCGAGATGGTCAGACACACCCTGATGACAGTTGATGAGACTGTTCCGATCAGGATGGTTCACGCTTCTAGAGGTAAATTCGCTAGGGCAGAGCCTGTATCTTCGTTGTATGAAAGAGGCAAGGTCCGTCATGTGAAGGGCCTAGACGCTCTGGAAGATCAATTAGTCCAGTGGGAGCCACTAGGTTCCATCGGTTCTCCTGATAGACTTGATGCTCTTGTATGGGCAATCACCAATCTCGCGTTGAAGAATGTAGCAAAGCCCTCACTGAGTATTGGCTATCAAGATGCTAAGGGTCTATTGTCTCGGATAGGATAAGCCATGAAGAAACTCAGTGAGACCGCTGCCAAGATCGAACTTGGTGTAAGTGGTAAAAACACCTATACCGGCGATATTCGTGCAGACGAGTTCTTGACTGAACTTCGTGGCCGTAAGGCTATCCAGAAATATCGTGAGATGCGGGATAACAACGCCACCATCGGCGCTGTGATGTATGCCACTGAGCAAGTTCTTCGTGATGTGAAGATCAAGGTCATCCCTGCCAATGAGAGTGAAGAGGCCAAGAGGGAAGTAGAGTTCGTCAAGTCGGTTCTTGCTGACATGGAACATTCCCTCGAAGACCATATCTCGGAAGCCCTTTCCTATCTGACCTATGGATTTTCTTGGTTCGAGGTTGTCTATAAAAGGCGTGAAGGCCCTGCCCGTTCTGGAAAGAAAAACAGCAAATACGATGATGGGCGCATCGGTGTAAGGAAGATTGCCATTCGGGCACCTTGGACCGTGGAAAGTTTTGTTGTAGACCAGAAAACTGGTGACATCCTCGGCATGAAGCAGGAAATGGGTTGGGGTAAGATCGCTGCCACAATCCCCATCGAGAAGAGCCTCTACTACAGGACCACCAGCTTCAACAATGATCCTTCTGGTCGTTCGATCCTTCGTAATGCTTTTACTGCCTATACCTATCTGAACAAGGTTCAAGCCTATGAGGCCATCGCCATCGAGCGTGAACTTCATGGTGTTCCTATCGGTAGAATGCCCGCTGAATACCTGTCGCCTGATGCTACAGCGGATCAGTCTTCGCTCAAATCGCAGTTTGAAGCAATCCTCAGGGATTTGAAGAACAATGAACAAGGATACGCCCTCCTTCCCTCTGATCCTTATGTCGATGTGGATGGGAAGCCTACCAATCAACGCCTTATGGATGTTGAACTCATATCTGCCAATGGTAGTCGGTCTATTGATATTGACCCAGTGGTAAAGCGGTATCAGCACGACATTGCCCGATCCGTGATGGCTGAGTTCCTGATGTTGGGTGGTGGTAGCACTGGCTCCTATGCCCTTTCCAAATCGAAGACTGATCTCTTCCTTCGTAGCATGGAAAGCTACATCAACACCATCGTTACAGTCCTCAACAAGCAACTCATCGAGCGTCTGTGGCAACTGAATGGTCTTGATTACTTTACGATGCCTAAACTGGTTGCTGGTGATGTTGCGCCTCACGATTTGAGAGAAATCGCTGCCTTCCTTCGTAACCTGAACGGCGCAGATATCACTGTATCGCAACATCCCGAGGTTGTGGAAGAACTGATGGCTATTGCCGAAATCCCGTTTGACCGGGAAGCCTACGAGGAGCGGATGGTAAATGATACACCTGTGGCGGAAAATCCTGCACTACCCAATCCTCCTCGCAACTCGTAAGATCGCGTTCGACAAGGAACAGACTGATACCCTGTTGGAAGGCGAGATTGCTTGGTCAGCAGAAGACGGCACCATCGACCTTGGCCTGAATGGTGGAGACACCAAACTCAAGATCGGTCTGGAAGAGTTCTACTACGTCAGGAACGGCACTGCTTCTCAGATAAACAAAGGGACTGTGGTTCGGTTTGATGGTGCTCTGGGGGCTTCTGGTAGGCTCAAGGCTGCTCCTTTCTTGGCTGATGGAACCTATGATAGCCATTACGTCATGGGGGTTGCAGCCGAAAACATCCCCGCTGGGACAGATGGATATGTCACTGCATTTGGCAAAGTGCGCGGAGTAAACACCTCTGGATATACCGCTGGTGATATTCTTTATGCCAGCCCTACTTCTGTTGGACAACTCACTGCCACTCGCCCTGCTCCTCCTAACAACATTATTGTTGTAGCTGCTGCGGTAGACAGCAAGAACAATGGAAACCTGTTCGTCAGACCAACTTTTGAAGACTTGTTCAAAACTGCTCCCGGTGCTGCCAACTCGACTGGTGTCAAAGGTCAGATTGCCTTTGATGACAACTATCTTTACATCTGCACCGCCACGAATACTTGGAAGCGTGTCGGTATTTCCACTTGGCCCTGATTTGAGGTGCTATCATGCCTGCTAACTACATCAATCTATCTGCGGGTAATGTAGCCCGAGACTTCTCCGCTGTTACCCCGAATAATGACACTGACCTCACTGGAACTTGCATCGGTCTCTATGTCACTGGGGCAGGGAACATTGTTTATCTCAATGCTGATGGTGTTGAGCGCACTGTAACGGTTCCTGCCAACTTCAAACTGGATTGCATCGTAAAACGTGTGAAAGCGACTGGCACCACGGCTACGGGCATCTATGGCTACTTCATCTAAAAGGAACCTTTACGATGGCTGTCACTATCTCCCTCTATAACCACACCGCGAAACTCTTTGCTGAAGGCTCGAATGCTGCCGCCGACACCTACAAGGTCAAGCTGTATTCCGCTGCCACCTTCGATGCTACCAATACCCAACTCTCTGGCATCACCGGCACGGAAGCCACGACTGGCACAGGCTATACGGCTGGCGGCGCTACGCTCGCCAACGTCGCGGTCACGACCGTCACGACCAACGATGCCAAGTTCGACGCGGACGATGTGACTTGGACTGCCTCGGGTGGACCGATCACGGCCTCCTACGCGGTGATCTACAACGACACCGATGCCAACGATCCCCCGCTTGCGTTCATCGACTTCGACGGCTCGCAGTCGGCTGGCGACGGCACCGACTTCAAGATCGTTTGGAACGCCAACGGTATCTTCACCTTCACTGTTGCCTAATAAACAGGTTTTCATATGACTGTTCTTGTCAACCGTGCGAAAATGACGACTGCCACGACCGGAACTGGGACAATCACTCTCGGCTCCGCTGTCACAGGCTACCAGTCCTTCGCTGACGCTGGCGTGACGAATGGTCAAGTCGTCCGTTATGTCATCGAGGATGGCGTCAACTGGGAAATCGGCACTGGAACCTACACTTCATCCGGCACGACCCTTAGCCGCACGGTGAACGAAAGTTCCAATGCTGATGCGGCCATCAGCCTGAGCGGGACGGCGCAGGTCTACATTACGGCTGTCGCGGCTGATATCTTGCAACCTGACAACAATCTGTCCGATCTCGCTAATGCTGCCACTGCCCGAACAAACCTTGGCCTTGGCACTATCGCCACACAAGATTCGTCTAACGTATCGATTTCTGGCGGCAGCGTGACGGCGACAATCGACAACTCCACGCTTGAAGCGTATCGGGAGACGATCACAACGGTTGGGACAGTTTCTACATCAACCTATAATATCGACACCAGCCTCTCAAATATCTTTGACATCACGCTTGGCAATAACGTGACGTTCACGTTCACCAATCCACCCGCTTCAGGCTATTCGAGGCCGGTTGTCATCGTTCTCCGACAGGACGGTAACGGAAACAGGACCGCTACGTTCACAAATGCCAAGTATACCGAAGGTCAGACGCCAACACTTTCGACGGGAGCATCTGACATTGATGTTTTGACATTTTTCACCGTCGATGCTGGGACATCTTGGTTCGGCACTTTCGCAATGGCTAACGTATCGTAAGAAAGGAGAGCACGATGGCACACCGAGCAAACGTCAGTTTCTACCTCTATACCGGCTTCAACTCATCGGCGCTCGAATCCTTTGAAGCATTCCAGCACATGAAGGCCAGCGGTATTGAGTTCTCACACCTGCACTACGCAGACCCTGAGCAACATGAAATCTGCATCAACTGGGCAAATGAAACTTTTGCAAACACCCCGTATGCAGCCAACGTGACATCTTTTCCGTTTGTGACATACGACAAGGCGTTCGACTTCAAAGACAAGCCTCCGCGTGAAACTGTTCTCGTTTACGGCGTCGATGCGATCAAGGCGATTGATTGGGCTGCACTGGCTAACTTTGAGGGGTAAACCATGCCCATCGCTGTCTCTAGCCTTCTGCGAAGG